CCTGATCTTCACCAGCTTATCTTTATCGGAAGTCGTCATCATCTTTTTCTTCATCTCATCACCGTGACTTGGCATGTAACCTTCTGTCACACCGCTGTTGATCGATCTTGCGGTTGAACCTTGCATTGTTACCTTATGTTTCTTACCTCCGAAATCAAAATGTGATTTACCTGCTTTATGTGCAGCAGCTGCCGCTCCCATAAAAGCGTTTCTCTCTTTAACTGGAATATCTTCGGGAATAATAAACTTAAGAGAAGCCTCCTGAATTTTACCCCTAAAGTTTTTGAACTTCAACATCGTTGCTTCTCCTTCTTGGTTTAACTGTTCTTACTAAATTCTTTCCTACTGCTTTTAATTTGTCTAATCTATTTTTTCTCAAAGGAGTCGTTCTTCTCTTAGTTCTTTCTAAAGAACTCATCCTTCGAATTCTCGGTTTACCTACTTTGTATCCTGACGTTCCTCCGTAATAAGAAGGAGCCTCGTCTATCTTTTCAATATCTTCTAACCACTTTCTAAATTTCATTTCGTTAACCTCCACTATTACGTAATTTGAACCGCATAATGTAATTTTTCCAATTTCTCCTGTTGACTTAATCACAACTTCATCATCTACTTTATATAAATCTCCTCTAATGTAACTTTCTCTATTCTGTGAAACGGACTCGAGTTGAAGATGTCTCTTAAAGAATTTCTCTTCTTTTAGACCCATACCTCTTCTTACCATATTATATAGACTCTTAGAATCTGCATTCGAAACATTCTTAGGTAGTCCCTGTGAGAAAGAAGTAAAGTCGCTCTTAGACGCATAGTATCTCATCTTGGATGCTGATATTCCAGTAACACCTTCAGCATCAGGATCTCTTTCTCCTGCAGATAAAACACTGATTCTTTCAAAATTATATAATCCATGCGTTGATTTCTTTCCGTTATACTTTCTCAGTAAAGTATCAAAACTTCGAACTCTATCGGAACCGACTACCATAGCAACTCTTTTAAATCCTTCATTATAGAGATTTGTAAGTGCGTGGAATACAGTCTTAATTTTTCGATCTAATATAATAGATCTTGCGTGCTTAGGGAACATCTTCCTCAACACTTTAATTTTATTGGAATATTTTAGTGGATTGCTTTTTGGATCGTTAGACTGTGTGACATAGATTCTATATGGATTAGAACCTGACTTCTGGGATAATTTATCTAATAGCTTACCGTGACCGATGGTAGGTGGATTCATCCTACCCCAGGTGAAGAAAACAGTTTTCTCTTCTTCGACTAGATAGTCCTTAAATGACGAAATCATAATTTATCTTCCTAAGTCTGCTCTTCTCTTAATTGGAAGTAACCTTCTAGCAAGTTTAACGCCTCTGATCTTTTGAGCCTTAGTATCTAATCTTCTTTCTAGACCGGCTTTTTGAGCTGCACCCATCTTACTAAGATCTTGTCCTCTAGCAAATTTTTTCTTTCTTTGTATTCGACTTCCTCTTGTAGCTCTTCTCTTGAGCCTATCAAGATTTGCTCTACGACCTTTCCATCTTTTTCTTGCAGCAGTTAATTTACCAGCTCTTTTCATAGTTCCGAGTTTTCTTTTAACTCTTTGAGCTGCTGTTATTGCTTCTGCAATATCTTCGGATTCTTCTAGTACGAAATCAATAAATTTTAACATTAGTTCCTCGTTGGTTTATCCCATCCTTTTAATATGTTCGGGCTAAAGTTGTTGTATGAAAACTCGAGTCTATCAACAATCTTTACCGCGTCACCACCTAGTTTATCAATTGCAACATATCCTTCTTGGCCGGTGGTCTTAAAACCTCTCGGCGTTTTAACGAAGGTGTCCAGTTTAATAAACTTATTTAGTATATTTATAAGTTTTAATTTTACTACGACGATTAATTTTTGCAGATCGAATATTTTTTTTAAGTTATTTTTGTTTCTATTTGAAAAGAATTGTAGTACGTCATTCAACTTTGCTTGCTGTACTTTTTTTCCTTTTTCTGTTTTGCGACTATCAATCTCTTTTTTATATTTGCTCGTAATGTATCGTATGAGGTTGTTGACGTGTTTCTTCGTGTCTTTGATGACCATTCCACGTCTGACATAAGTGTTGTTAAATGTTTCAATGGTTTGAGCAAGACTCTGGTTTTTTTCAAGATCTCTAAGAACGTTACCAGAAATTTGATTGAATAGTACCCCTGCCTGTGAAAGATACTCATTTACTGTGTCTGTCTCCTTTTTAGACATAGTATAACGTGTCATGTCCCTCAACATCGCGTCTTGAGACCATACGTTAGGATTCTTTCCTAACTTATTTACATTGACACCGTATGATGCCTTCATACTTTCAAATGAATTTCCTGTGTATGTTGTATGCCACACTATGCCTATTTTTGATTTGATTAATTCCTTTGCATTCTGTGACTCAGCTGGTACAGCATAGACGATTGTATTAGGATGAAAGGTGATATAGTTTGCACCCTTGATCTTCTGTTTTTTCAATTCACCTGGTCCGTATAAAAAGTCTCCTTGTATGACCCCCTTGATTCCTAGTGATGGTAGATATTTCAATGCTACCTTTAATTTTTTAGATAAGTCGCCTGAAGTATCGTTGTCAATGTCAGCATTGGTCTTGTATACTTTCGGTGACTTGTTGAATATTCCTTTCTTAGCTACGAAGAACTTACCATCTCTTGGATCAATACCTGCGAATACTGCAGGTGCACCGTCCCACTTAACGCTGGCCGATCCTTCCTTGACTCCACCTAGCATGTCTCTTAAAGACCTCAATGCGAGTATCGCTTGACGTGTACCGTCAACTCCTCCATATAGAACCTTATCCTCTATATGTGTCATATGAGTGTTCTTCTGCTCGGCGATGTATTCTAAAAATCTCATTTTTCTTTTTTAGCTTCGTGTTGTTTCTTTAAAACTTTCTTGGCCTTCGTAAATATACTTACCACCTTAGTCTTACCCATTACCTTTGCTCTCTGCTCACCTACAGTGAGTATCTGTATTTTTCTAGCATAAGGTTTATTAATCCTCTTGACTTTTGCCACGGTAGCTCTTGC